TGGTAATAGAGGTGCTGCCACGGCTGGTAATTGCGGTGCTGCCACGGCTGGTGATTATGGTGCTGCCACGGCTGGTAATTGCGGGGCTGCCACGGCTGGTGATTATGGTGCTGCCACGGCAAGAGGAAAGGCTTCAACCGGATCAAATGGTTTGTCAATGGCAAGAGGTAACAATGTTCAGGTAAAGGGCGGAATTGGTGCAATTTTGGTCATAGCTGAAGAAGGGGAAGATACGTATGATATTGTCGATTGGAAGGCTGTAGTAGTTGATGGAGAGATTGTAAAGGCCGACACATGGTATAGACTGGAAAACGGTGAGTTAGTGGAAGTTGATTAACAGTTGACTGATGATACAACTAGAATTTAATTTCAAATAATCATCATTTTGCTGACGTTAGCAAAATGGCTCAAAACAGGATAGAAATGAACACAACATTTGAAAAATCGTCTAATTCTACCGATGAATGGTACACACCGAAAGAAATTATAGATGCATTAGGGAAGTTTGATTTAGATCCATGTGCTCCGGTTAACCCACTTTGGGAAACAGCCACACAAATGTATAACAAGAATGATGACGGACTATCGCAAGAATGGAAAGGTCGTGTATGGCTCAATCCGCCTTACTCTCGTCCTCTTATTGAACGGTTCGTTAATCGGTTGGCAGAGCATGGCAACGGAATTGCATTACTCTTTAATCGTTGTGACTCAAAGATGTTTCAAGATGTAATATTTGAGAAAGCAATAGCGATGAAGTTTTTGCGTAATAGGATTCGTTTTTTTCGCCCGGATGGTACGCGCGGAGATTCACCCGGTTGTGGTTCCATCTTAATCGCTTTTGGTGAAGAGAATGCAGAGATACTAAGGACTTGTTATATAGCAGGTAAGTATGTACGAATCAATTAACGTAAAACAGAGAAGAAAGAGGATAATCGAGATAGTAGCGAACTTACTTTCTTTTTGAATACCAAAGATTTGTCCTACCACTATCATAGAGAGTGGTCAACAGAAAAATGGCATGGAGAACGTCTTGGGTTAAATGCAATAAAGTTTTTGATTGAAAAGGGCTATGATGTGCCAATTTATTAATTCAAATAGGAACAGATTATGAATGAAGTTAGAAAGCTATATAACGATGATGGATGCGTTCTTAAAGAGGAGTCTAGCAATGACTATGAATCATGGAGTTCAGCAAGAACACTTGGTCCTATGGAAAGAAGGAAAGAACACGGAAACCTATGTTATAATTTTGAATATGAGCGGAGAACTAATATCCCTCACTGTGCAAAGAAAGGTGTATGTGATGAGGATTGCGAATACATGAGAAATTTCAAAGGATAGGATATGAAACAGACAGTAGAAGAAGCAGCAATAGAAAGCTGCGTGATAGATAGAAGCATATACAATGACGAGTATCAGCCGTATTACTTGGATGGCTTTAAGGACGGTGCAGAATGGCAGGCAAAGCAATCACCTTGGATAAGTGTTAAGGAACGGTTGCCGGGAAAAAATACAGGTGTGTTTTTTATAGTGGAATGGAAAGATTCTTGTAAAGGATATTTTGTTGGCTTGTATTATGGAAATGGTCAATGGGAATCGGATAATCGAATATTTTTACAAGATTCTCCCCTATATCGTATTACTCACTATATGCCCATCCCGTCTTTCGATGAGATACTCGAAGCCAACAGGGATGTACTTGAACGGATTAAAGAGAAAGGAGATTGAGATATGAAATTAAGACAAGCAAAAAAGATAATGAAGAATATCCGTAGAAATGCACGCATGGAGTATTTATACGGATTAGGACGCTCGATGAAGGCAAATGCTATTTGCGTTAGACACTATGGCAGAGTGGACAAATTTACAAAGCTAATCAATCAAATAGGAGATAAAGACCCTCTATTAGCAATTAAATTAATTAGACAATATGGAAATAAATAGCGGAATAATAATAGATGGTGTGTTGCATGAAATGAGCAAAACGTTCAATGAAAATTTCGTTTGCAGTGAATGTTCATTATGTAAAGAATGCAAAGAGTGTAAGATGGAGCATGAATCATACCTGTGTAATGTGATGGGATGTTTCTGTTTTGTCAGTCGTGGCAAAGTAACGGATATTAAAACAGAGGAGGAAAAGAAATGAAACAGGCATTATCAATCGAGCAGATGAAGCACTTGAAGGAGCTTGGGCTGGATACAAGCGATGCAAGCATGGTATTAATAGCCACGGATGATGATGGTTGCGAATTGTTATGGGAAGATGCTGAAAAAGCAATTAAGCACCATTGGTACAATGTCCATTTTAATCTATATTACGTTGACACTAGTAGTTACGATCATTCCTTAAAAGAAGAGTGTGGAGTTTTTACCTTGCAAGATATTCTCGGCAAGTTACCGCGACACATAAATGACTTTGGTACAAAAAATAAGCTGCACATTGAACCTACTTTTGCTGGACCTTGGTATATAAGTTATCAAATAGGCATATGTGAACCATTTGTTTTTAAATTGTCAGGAAATCTATTGGATGCAGCCTATGATATGCTGTGTTGGTGTATTGAAAAAAGGATATGTTAAAGTTGTAATGGAGGAAAAGTAAATGGATATAGTACCTATTGTAACAAAAGATGATCTTTCTAAAGAACAGATAGAGTATCTACAAAAACAACAAACAGAATATAAATTGATTAAAAAAGTTAAGAGGAATCCAGGGCATATCTTATTCTCTTTTAACGTTAAGACAGGGGAGATAAAGAGAGCTTCTATTATACATAATGTTTCTATTGGTCTGAATGGGCTTCCTATAACTAGGGCTGAAACGGTCATAGAACCTAATTGCTACTATGAACAAGCCTTAAATGAAAAGAATTTTAAAAAGAAATTGAAGAAATCAGGATTATTAAAAAACGAATAATTATGGGATTTACGACACCGTGTTTTATACGTAAAAACACACAGGAACTTCGGAAGAAGTTAATAGAGCTTGGTTACAAATCATCAAGAGTTATAGATGATAATGAAGAGTTATGTTTAGCAACAGGTTTAAATAAATATACCCACATTACGAATGAGATGTTTGATTCAAAAGATCCGCATATAACTTGGAATTGTGCTGGTAGGATTGATTGTGGAACCAATGAAGATCTTTTCCTAGCTTTAGCCGCATTGAGGAATGATACAAATAACAATCAATGGTTTATAGCAGAATCTTCACTTAGTGTTTCTTTTGATGATGCTATTGGTAATGACCATTATTTCGTAGAACCTAAAGGTAGATTCTTCTTTTGGGGTATAGAATATCAAAATTCAACAATTATTTTAGGAAATTTCCGTAAAGCCACCGTAGACGAACTGATTGAACATTTTAAAACAAAGGAGGAATGATGAAAGCAAAGTATTTTAAAAAGATAAGAAACCAAGTTAAGTGGTATAAGGTATCATACAGAGATGATTTGTTTTCTGATTTTATAGATGAAAAAGATGTATTGGCTAAATCTCCTGAAAATGCTTGTGTCAGATACCATAAACGTACTGGATGTTTTGTTAACAAATATAATCCCAATAATATTACACAACATAGTGAAGTTTTTTCAAGGTTCAAAGTATGTATAGGTAAGAAAGTAATGTATTTCGATTAAATATGAAAGCAAGAATAAAAAGAAAAATTCAAAAAAGACCATTCCTATATAATGTAGGACAAGTTTTTAAGGCTTGTGATTGGCTTACTGAAATTCAGCGTGGAAATATAGTTTGGCATCGGTATCGTTCATTTGGTACTATTATTAAATCAGAATATTAAATATGAAAGCAAGAGTAAAATCAACTGGAGAAATTGTAGAGATTAAGGATTTATATGATGATGGTACTGCATTGGTGGGAAACATGTATCTCAAGCTGGCAGAACTTAATTTCTTTAGTGAAAACATTGATTGGGAACAACGTAGGTACGAATTGGCAAAAGACATTATTAAAGTTGTTATAGCAAACGAGAATGGTATTAATTCTGAGGCAGTAGCTAAATATTCGCTTAATTGCGCTGATGCCCTAATTAAAAGACTAAAGGAGGAGAATCATGGATAGTGTACAGACACAAACCTTTTCCATTAGAGGGGATGGAGGTGGCGAGGTATATATTGACTTTTGCGACGGTCAATTATGTGTTTCAGTTGTCATAGAAGGGAAACAGGCAGATTTTCACTTTGATCCTGTTACGTTAAAGATGTTTGCCCATGCTTATAAATTACATTGTGAAGAATGTAATAAGTAACAAAAGAAAGGAGAATAACCATGACTGAAGAACTTGTAACATTAGAAACTGCTAAACTGCTTAAAGAGAAAGGGTTCAATGAAAGAAAATATCTCATAGATGTTTCCA